CAATGGTAAGATCATGTTCATGATGTTTCGCTCCACAGTAAATACATTCATAGTTGTTTGCCTCCTTTATAGCTTTTCTCCAAAGTTTTTTCGCTTGGGCAGATTGCATGGCTATAAGGTTTTGTAAGTAGTGATCAGATGTCGGGAAGACTGGTGTCATTTTTTGGATCGGTTTCTAGCTCGGTTTTTCGAGGCATTTTCACGGACGAGTGTTCCTCTTTTAGTGTGTGAAAAATCCTTACCGCCCTTGCCATATACACCCGCTTTTCTGCGGGCACGGTTAAGTTGGGCTCGGTATTTTTTGTTGATTTTGAGCTTGTTTCGTCTCCGTTGAGCTGCGTTTTTCTTAGCTCTTGACTTTGGGTTGTCTCTGTAGTTTCTGGCACTTCTTCTGAGTTTGTGGCGTGGTAGCCTTTTAGGAGCCATTATCTGTTTACGGTTTTTTGTACTGCATCAAAATCAACTGCTGGCATAATATCAGCTAGTTTGCTAAGAGGCGTTCCGTCAAAAGCAACTCCTGTGATATCGTTTTTAGCTAACCAGTCAGCGGCTGCTTTTAAATCGGCAGTAGTGGCTTCTCCTGCTTTAATTCTGGCAAGAAATTCTTCTGTTACCAGTCTATGCAGTTCATTAAATTGAATGTCACTCGCCCTCTTAGTTCTAGCCATTAGTCTTTAAGTCCAGGGAATAAGTTCTTTTTGATGAGTGCTACTGCTTGATCATCAATGGTATTATCCGTAGAATTAGAATATGCTTCTAGTAGCGAGATAACAAGTTCCTTAACTGCGTTTGAAGTTAGGAATGCCATTAGGATTGGTTTGATGATAATCATGTGTTTGTGTGGTAAATTAAACTCTGTCAAGGGTGCCACGGG